GTTCCGACTAATTTGCCTACGCTGGTCTTCAATAACGCTGACCCTTTTGGGAGGTACCACCTGTCCCCGCGTTCTTTTGAACGGTATGAGGACTGGTTGTCTATCATGCGCCGTCTCACAGCTCCGCCTTTCCCCCTCAACCGTCAACACATGTGTGTGTGGGACGTGCTCAGTACTGTGCTCCTTTTACCCGGTGATTATCTTTGGGCATGTTATGTGGCCAGCCTACCAATTGCTGACCGACCCCCCCTACTAACTGGGGCGGTTCCCTTTAGCCATCTTTCGGCCGTATTGACGTACTTTTCTATATCCTTTAAGGTCCGCATGTCCCGTGCAGTCACTAATGAATGCCCGATGAACTATGATGCTTCCGCTAGGTATGATGCAACGTCCGACGTGGTTTTCGAGGATGCAGGCGCTCCTTCTTGGCCCTCATTAACAGCTTACTTGCAACGCAACGACGACGGCACCTTCCATTTGTCACACTCGGCTCGCACAGGTGGCCAAATAGATTCTACCACGCCGAACGCCAATGACCTGATAGGATGGGCGTCCACCCTTATACCCTACGCCGAATACGCTGAGGTCTTGAACACCCCCCCTCGCGCATTTGCTACGGTCTACCGCCGCTTACAGGGAACACTTCAGAACGTGTACTCCCGAGTTCTCCCGCTGCCCCGCATCCAAGGTTACTTTTTGCCAAACGTTCCCGTCCAGGCTCAGACAGTTGTTTACGTGCACAACCCCGTTGATGCTGGTCATGCCCTATCACTAGCTGCTGATTTTAAGGCTCACCCGCAAGCCCTCAACTTATTTGAGTACAATCAAAATGACACTGCTCGTACCCTAGATCAGATGGCTAAGCAGTATCTCCAGTTTACACAAACAGGTCAAGGCATGTACTCCCGTTCAGTTAATTTTCACCTGTACCATGGTGCTTACGGCACAGGTAAAACTTGGGACCTAATCCCTACTTTAGTTGCCCGGCATGCCGTTTCGCCATTTACTCCGGCTACTCTCGCCTTCCATACTTGGGACCATCCCCTCCGTGACCCTCTCAAGAACGCTGTTCTCGCTGCACTCCCAGGAATCGGTCTTCAAGCTGGGAACTTCATGACTGGTTGTATGCCTTTGTGTCAACCCCGTACCGGGACCGTCGTTTTTGATGACGTTGGCAAGTGTTGGAACTCATTTATCCCTCTGTTCTTGGCTGCCAATCCCGGCGTAACTGACGTATATTTTACTTTTGACGCTTGTCATGCTCGTGGGGTTTTCCCGAAAACTCCATCTATATCTCGTAAAAGTCCCGCCACCGCTGACTGGTTGTCCCAAATGTCCGACTATTATGCCACGAACGTTGTCCGCACAGCCCCGGACGTTACCCGGTTATTTGGTCTCCCTTCTGTGCAAGTTCCTG